GTACGGCCATCTGAGCGCGGTGTTTTGCAGCGTCGATGCCCATACGAACTCCTTCAGCTTCCATCTGCTTGTTCAGTTTGTCTTTTGCAGCGGCTGCGGTGGCTCCCACCTGCATGGCCGCGATTTCTTTTTGCGCCTCGATACGAGACTTCTCGATCTCCAACTGGTCGGCTTTGGTCGCAGCGTCGATCTGTTGCTTCTGCGCTTTCAACTGCAAGTCTTGTTGCTTGAGTTGAAGTTCTTGCATCTGCATCTGAACAATCGGGTCTTGCATCTTCTGCTGGTTCTGCTGTTGTTGCGCCTGTTGTTGAGCTTGTTGGGTCAACTGTTGTGACGCTTTCGCAGTCATCATGGCAATCTGATCGGCCAACTCTGGAGGAACCTGCTTGTTCTGCTCCTCGTTTGGCAACGGCATACCGATGGCCATCTCTACCTGCTTGCGATACTCGAACGCAATGTGCTCGTTGATGTGGGCCATAGCTGCTGCCATGATCGCTTGAGCTTGCGGGTTCATCTGCATCAACTGCACAATCTTTGGATTCTGGATCGCCGCCATGTGCGCTTGGATGTGCGCCTCGTGGTTCTGCTCGATGAACGCCTTGACTGGTTTCATGATGAGGAGGTTCTGGTTCTCCTGCACTGGGTCGGTTGGCGTTTGGTCATCTTCCACCGGCACTAACTTGCTGGCGTTCTTGATGCCAAGCACCTCAATCATCTGGCGATGCAACAGAGGTAAGTTATAGAGTTGTGGTGCAGACTGAGCCAACTGAAGAACAGCCTGATACTGCACAATCTTTTGTGCCATCGTTGCTGCATTTGGGTCACTGACAGGAATAACATCTGTGCTGTCATAGTCCGATTTCTTGGCTTTGCGGCCAGCCTCTTCAGGTTCATAGTCATACTCCTCGGGGGTGTAGTCAGCGATGATAGTTTTGAGCAAGCGGAACTCTTGCTTCATCGTGTAGTGCAGACGGGCTTGAACAGCCGTCATCACCTTGAGTGTGCGCTCCAACAGAGCTAGTGTTGTACCTACTGGGGCGTTGGTACTCATATCAGACACGTTCATGTCGCCGCTTGATGCGAACGCACGGCCTTCTTGAACTATGTTCTGGAACAGAGCAAACAGAACCTGACTTGGCTCCTTGTATGGCAGGGGCAGGATGTTGTCTCTGATTGAGCCACTTGGGACGTCTACGTCTCGGAACTCTCCGGGCTGGATAGGTGTATCGTCGCCTTTGATGCGGAGACCACGAGACTTGAGGCCACCGGGTAAATTCGAGAGTGTTCCCGCATCCACGAGTTGACGGATGAGCATCGTTGCGCTCTTCGCGTAGCCGCCGATAAGGTGGATAAGACCGTAACCATAGAAGCCAAAACCGGGGATGTATTGGTAGTGAACGAAGTGCTGTCGTTTGGTGTGGAGTTCATCATCTTCGTACCAATTCCTTCTGATGGCCAAGACCTTGCGTGTGCCCTTCTCAACTGTCACTACGTATGGTAGCGCGATACCCGTCTCCTTACCTTTCTTGTCAGTGTGCTCAAACCCAGACAAGTCCAAGTCAACGTGCATCTCAAGAAACCGGAAGCGGTCATCATTTAGTGCTGACATGCCGCTCTCTTCAGCCTTCTGCTTCTCGATGTCGTCCAACTCATGCGTGGGTTCACCCAAGTCCACGTCGATATAGAAGCCAGCTTCCTGCAACTTCTTGACCTCATTCTCAGTCTTGCGCATCACGTGAGTAACACGCTCTGCTGACTCAAGATTGCTTGCGCCATACGGCACGACGATGTCTTCGGCTGGGATGAACACAGCCACTTGGCGACCCTTGCTTGGGTCGTAGTACACCTTCTTGAACGCTGAACCCGCCAGTGGCAACGACCACAACATCTTCTCGTGTTCTGGGCGGTACTCAACCATCACCTCGGTCAGTTGGTAGTTCATGTCTTCGCGCACGCGAGCGGCAGCTTCTTCACGCAGCAAGTCAACCGCGCCAACGATCTGCGTCTTCACAGGCCCCATCGCTGGGAACGTCTCCATCATTGCTTCACTCTGGAACCTAACTACGGACTCTGTGAGCATTGGGTGGAACACACCACACGCGCCCTGCCAAGGTTCTGTCCGCTCCTCGTACTGCAAGCCCAACAACTTCAGGCCATCGACGTAGGTACGTATCCAATCTTTGCGGTCGTTGATGTCTTTGCCAAAGTCCTCAACCAAGTCCTTGCCCAGCGAGTCCAACTCAGCGTCGTCCATGTACTCAGCGAGGTTGGCATCGAACGTATCAGCCGTCTCTTTTTGTGGTTTCAAGTCGATCTCGATGTCGCCCAGACCAATGTTCACTTCCTCGGGGTCTTCGATCTCAATCTCGATGTCGGGTGCGCCCTCTGGCATGAGTTCTTCAAACCCTTGGGGTGCTGCGTATAAGCCTTTACTGATTGCCATGATGTGTCCTTACACTGTGTAGTACCGCTCGGCGCGGTGACCTTTGAAATACCGAATGTCTTCAGGCTCATCGCTTGGTAAGCGCAGGAACCCACCTTGTCTAAATCTCATGAGTGCCAGAGTTGTTGCGTCCACCAAGTCATCGTGTTCGCCTGATGGGAATTCAGCAATCTCGTCTACCAATTCTTCAGCCCACCTAGTGTTTGGCACCCATACTTTCCCAGACGCAATTATGTCTGAGACTGCGTTAAGACGGGCAACTTTGTCTTGGCCTTTACCCGGCGTGAACTCCTGCACAGGTATGCCCATCGCACGTAGGTCATAAATCAACGGCGCTCCTGACGCTTTCTTCTCTATAAGCACCCCGTCCGGCTCGTACGTGTTGTACTCCTTGAGCACGTCGCGCTTCAAGTCTGGGTACTCCACCCGCTTCTTATATGTGTTGAGCAAGATGATGTTTGAATTGCCGTAGTCTTCGTCGTTCTTGAATATGCCCCACGTCGTACCCGCAGAATAGTCAGCCCGGTTGTTTTTCTCAAACGCCGTGTCCCATGTCTGGAGGATGTACTCACAAGCCGGTGGGCGGTCTTCTTCCCATATCTTCCACCAGTCGCGCTTCACAATAGCTGACTCGTTACCTACAGGGTTCTGTTGATACTGCGCCTGCCATTTGGCGTTTGGCAACTCGTTTCTGAGCGCTTCCAACTCCTCCATCGACCAAAATTCTGGCCAAAGGGGGTTGCCAGATGGCAATATGGCCGGGAACTCGATCACTTCCCAGTCCTCGCCAGAGCGTTGGGCCGCAGCTTTTAGCACCTGACCAGTCAAATCTCGCTGAGACCAGCGTGTCATCACAATCACAATCGACCCGCCCGGCTGCAAACGCTGCCGTGGCCCTGATGTGTACCATTCTATAACTTTGTCGTACACTTCTGGGTTGCTTGCGGCCATCGCCGCCTCTTGTTCTGAGTGTGGATCGTCAATAATCAGCACGTCCGCGCCCTTACCGGTCACTGCACCGCCCACACCAATCGCAAAATAGTCACCGCCCTTGCTGGTGTTCCACCGGCCAGCCGCTTTTGAGTCACTTTGCAAGCTCAGTTCGGGGAAAATGTCGTGGTAAACCTCGGAATCCACCAAATTTCGCACTTTTCGGCCAAATCCCACCGCCAATTCAGCCGTATGGGACGCTTGAATCACCTTTTTATGAGGAAACCTACCCAAGAACCAAGCAGGAAGTAGATAAGAAGCAAACTCGGACTTAGTATGTCGAGGAGGCATGTTGATGATGAGTCTTTTGCACGTTCCATTTGCTACCCTTTCAAACGCTTCAGCCATTCTCTTGTGGTGTCTGCCCGAAATGAAGGTTGGCCAGACCTTTTCCACGAATTTTATGAACCGAGTCTGGGCAAGCTCACGATCTTTGAGCTTCTCCAATTTAGTTAGCTGAGCCTCTAGTACCCGTAAGTCCGTCTCGCTCAACTTCCCCGAGTGGATCAGAGCTTCGATGTCCTTGAGGGAGATGTCACTCATTATCTTGTACCTCGGTTTCCGGGATTTGGACTTCGGTTTCAGTACTTATTGCCGGTTTTTCTTCCGGTGTTTCGGGTGCTTTGTGCCTCCCCAACTGCGCATCCAAGTCGTCCAGCGGTGTGATGTCTGACACTTCTGTATTGAGTAAGCGTTTTACTCTTTCCTTGATGGAGTTCTCAAGTGACGCAGAAGTTGTGTGGTGGACGGTGATCTCGCTGCGTTCGGTGAACAGGCCAATGTCCGAGTGCTTGCCCAGCAACTCCAACGCCTTCAATTCAATCTTCGGGTCACCGTTGTCCGCCAACTCGATCAGCTTATTCGTGATGAAGTTTCTGGCTTGCATCACATCCGAGAACGCTTGGAAGTCAAACCGCTTGACGAGGTGATGGGCTGCGGCTGCTTCAGCAGACTTTGAAAGTGTCTTGGGGGCGTTGGGTTTGGCTGTGCCTGTTATGAGATCAGCAGCTTTGTGCAGGTCTTCATTGTTGAAGTCGATGCTCGGGCCAAGACTATTTATAAGGTCAACTGTGTTTACAGCGACAGCTATGCTATCGGCATGAGTCTTTGGTTGCTCATCCGACAGATCGAAAGGAACAGGATGTTCTGACGTAGGTTCAAGTTGAATCATGGCACTCCGTGAAGAGGGGGCGTTGGTGTCCCATAAAGCAGGGTTTGGATGCAATTCA